GATTATCATTTCCACTTTTATTAAATGGATCTAATTGTTGTTCACCTTCATCATCAAGTTGTAATGGGGTAACTTCTCTTAAAGTTGTTCCATTACCACATGTATCTTTAAATACTCCCATTAAATTTAATGTAAACATAAAATTAGTAATATTATCATAATTGATAATATTGGTATTTACACCACTACTCTTTCTAACTAATGGTAATAATTCCTTCCTTGTACGTTCATCTTTTTCAAATTTCCTATATCGAGTTTCTGCAAATTCTAAATGAGCTAAATTTAAAAATTTATCTTTCTCATCAGAAGTATACCAAGGCGAGTTTGCTTTATCTAAAAGCAAATCACATAAGTCATGCATTTCGATTATAGTCATTTTACTTTAATATTTTACGCATAGAAGGAACTAAATCTTCATTCTCTTTAAGCCAATCAACAGCTTGTTCAAATGACATTCCCATTAATTGTCCATTATAGTCAAATCTTCCTTGTTTAACAGAAAATAATGAAGACTCTATACCTTTCCTAACAATAACTTTTAATTCTCGCCTATCATCATTCCACTCATTAATAATTTCACCAGGCGAATTAACTGCTTTATCATAAAGACTTCTCTTTATAACTTTATCAGAAGAGCCAGGCTTTACTTTAATTAATAATATTCGAGCAAAATCTCTTAAATCATCACCTTCAAGTTTCTGTATAATAGTCATTGCATTAGATTCTAAATCTTTTTTTGCAACATAAGCATCAGCTTCAGATTCATGATTAACAATAACCAAAACAGGTCTTACCCCGCCTACATAGATAGGGTGTAGCCTTACTTGTTCTAAAGTAAGTCTATCACCCATCTTTGTTAAATCTAAATAAACTGTTCTTTTGATTCGCATAACTCGCTCGTTTCCATGTTCATCAACATAAGGGCGATGTCTTCCATCCTTATCAGTATATCCACGAACTGTAATAGTACCGCTTTTTTTAGGATTCCTTAATCTAATTTCACAATTCCCCTTTGTTGGAGCATCAGAAACTAATTCCTTTAATCTTGCCTTTGTTACAGGCACTTTAACATTTTCCATAGTTCTAAAATAAAGTATTATTATTATTGTTAATTTTTAATTATGCAAATACTAACTGTCCACAAGAAAGTGGGTTTCTTACAATAATACCACTTTCACATAGTATCTCACAAGTAAACGCATCTCTCGCATTAGCAGCATTCATAGATTTTTGATCAAAAGGATTTACCATTCCTGGTATATACTTAATAATCATTCCTCTATCTATTCCACCAGCACCTTTTACTTTTCTTTCAATATTAGATACTCCATCTGTAGTACCCATATCTAAGAAAACCATTCTAAAAGATTCTTTTGGAAATCCACTTACAGGATCAATATTGTTTCCATGTAAGTTTGGATCATCAAATAATGGATTGTGAACAAGAGTTAATCTATATCCTAAAGCATTATAAGATGTAAAATTCACACCAATTTCAGTTTCAGCTCCTACATTAGCATCATAAATTAAATTACCGGCAGGATAAACTAAATCTTTCATTGCTTCATGGAATGCTACTTTACCAGCAGTACCAGTAAACACAAGCCAATGAGCATTTTTATTTCCAGTATTTAATGCTAACTGAGCTAAAAAGTCTGTAAGCATTTTTTCAGTAAGAGTACCATTATATGTATCTACATTGGCAGCATCAATCTGACGAAGAATACCATCACCTTTTACAATAGGCTTACCATCTGTTCCAATAACAGTAGAATTACCATTAGCATCCATTGTAGAAGTAGAATACCAAGAATCTAATTCTTTTTGATACATGAATTCTTCTCTCATTAATTTTTCATCAGTAAAGAACCATACTCTTTGACCACCATTTTCAATCCAAGTAATATCAGTTAATGCAGAACCAGTAATTGATTTTGATTTTCTGTTAATACCAATATGATTAATATACCAATCAGGATAAACATGGTTTTCATAACCTCTATCAGAGCCTTCAGGAAATGCAGAACCAACAGTATTTGCAGTTAAACCTGCAGCAACAGCAGCAGCAGTAATTACAGCTGTAGGATCATTTGTCTGAAGTATAAATGAGAATGTATAACCACCTAAAGATGGTACCGGCTCACCCATCACNATTGCTTGTGATTCATCAGCAAACCTTACAACATCATTTGGATTAATATAATTTTCTTCAAATTCAACAGTGAAAGTAGAGTTACCTATACCTGTACCAGTTAAAACACCTGTACAAGTTGAAGGTCGATTTAAACGACCTAAGATTGGCCATCTAAAAGCATTTTCACCGATTAATTCTTCTTTCGCAAATCTACCAGTTCCATCAAGGAAATAGTTAAGCGAATATTGAGGATATTGCCTAATTAATGTTTTGGCAATTTCTGGATATTTTAACAAATTCGTTACTAACGCATTTGACTCTTGGGTTTCCTTCCCGTAAGTACCACTATGGAATTTCATTTTTTTAAATTTTTAGTTAATAATTAAATTTTTATTTACCATAAGTAAAAGCCTTTGGATCAAATTCATGATCATTATTAGGACTTTTAAACCTCTGGACATTATTAACTTCCGGCTCTTCTATATCATTAAGAATAGCACTCTTCCCTTTTTGTAAATTACTATTTGCAACCGCCTTTAATATTACATCTTTGTTTCTAACAAACCATGCAGTTTCAGACAAACTTGCATCATCTTTAAATACATCAGCCATGAACTTGCCACTTGAAATGTATTTTAAATGACCTTGCTGAACTTTAACTAAACTTTCTTTATCTTTAGCCATTGGATAACCAAACATTGTTTCGGTTTTCGCAATATGTTCACCAAGCAATCTTACACTCTCCTCATGTTCTTTCTGTTGCTTTGCATCAGTTTCACTATTAGATTGTGTTATATTTCTTTTTTCAGTTTCTATTGCTTTATCAATAGTAAACCTAATTTTCTTTGCTTCAATTTTAAGCATATCATTATCAATATACTTATCTACAGCTTCTTCTAAATCTTCCCCTTCAAACCCTTCCTTCTCTAAACTAAGTCTAACTAATTCTTCATCATCTTTATTTTTTAAATCAGTTAAAGTTGTTATTTTTTTATTAGTTTGACCTGATATATTATTATTTCTTAAACTTTCATTCTCAGCTTCCAAAGCTTCTAAATGTTCTTTAAAATCAGAAATACTTTTAAATTTTTCAGTATCTAAACCTATTTCTGTTGCTACTTGATTAAAAGCTTCTGTTGTAACTTCTGTTTCCTTTTCATTATTATCAACATTACTTATATCTTCGTCAACAATAGGTTTACCATGTTCATCTAATTTTTCTTGATTTTCTTCATCTACTACTTCTTCTTCTTCAAAATCATTCCAAATTAATTCATCTTCATCTTTCTTTTCATCCTCAATAGTGTTTCCTTCTTCATCTAATTTATTTTCTTCTGTATCTTCCTTTTTTATAGGAATATCATCAAGAAACTTATTTGGATCAAACCCATCTTTTTCATCTTCTAATTTATTATTATCATCAACTATTGGATTACCTTCAGCATCTAATTTATTCTCAGTATTTTCATCTTTAACTATTGGATTGCCGTCTGCATCCAATTCTTTATCATTTTCCATAACCTTATTTTTTATTAAACATTAATATACAAATATATAAATTTTTCAATTAACTTTCAACTTCTTCTTTTTTCCCAGAATCAGTAAGAGCAATTTTATCTAATTCAGACTTACGCATTTCTTCTTGCATATTTTCCTTATGTTCTAAATCAGCACCTTGAATATTAACATCATTCTCAATATCCATCTGTTTAATTTTAATATCAGTCTCAGATTTAAGTTTCTGAACCTCTATTGGTACCTGTATCTTAGTATCAGCAATTTGATTTGCTTGTTCCTGAGCAGCAACTTTTCTTTCTTCTAATCCTGCTTGTTGTTCTTTAATAGCTTCAAGTCCATCTGTTAATATAGATTCAACTTCTGTAGAACCTTCAGCGTTTACTGCTTTAATTATAGATAATGGATCAATATTTCCTGTAGATGAAAACCTTTCAAGTAATGCCATCATATCTTGTTTACGCTTAACTTCTTTACCACTATTCTCAATAAATATTCCATATTCAGCTGTAGAAATAGATTTATCTATTTTAAATGTTTCCATTCCTGTATCTCCAAAGATATTAGCCATCCTTCCTTCTTTACCCCAAGCATGTTTCATTAATCCTGTCATTGCTTGTAAAACATCACCTATAATTCTATAATGAATATCAAATAATGGAGCAGTAATTAATGTAGATTGCATTACATTCCTTTCTGTAACACCAACCAATTCACCTGATTTTTGTACACCAGCTCGTGATGCACTAATACCGGTTAACTTATCTGCTGTATCTTCTAACATTAATTTAAGATTTATCATTTGAGCAACAGACTGACTTAATGTAAAATCTACTTGTTGAAATTGATTAAACCCATTTGTTTGCATACCCTCAGCCTTATTATTAATAAGGATAAGTCCAGTATTCTTAGCATGATAATAAACATCTTTTAATTTTACTCCTTTAGGCTTTTGTGAAACATCATAA